CAGAAAAAGTGATGAGGATTGAAAGTATCCAACCGCATTTTGCCAACGGATTTATCAAACTGTTACCGGAGCAACGTGTATTGATTGAACAGTTGCGGGAATTCCCCGATGCCGACCACGACGATGGCCCCGATGCGTTGCATATGCTGTGGATGGCGGCAACGACGGGCAATGTATCAAACAGAGCGCGGGCGATTGATTTGCCTGTACCGATGTTGGAAATGTGATTTTAAGGTCGTCTGAAAACGGTTTCAGACGACCTTTGGAGTAGAAAATTATGTTCGGATTGATTAAAAGTGCTACGCGGAAAACCGCCATCAAGACATTGACGAGCGCGACCGAAGATGCGTTGGAAAGCCTGTTCTCGAATATGGAAGGCACGGACGCTCTGCTTTCACGCCTCGGCGTGGACAGACAGCAGGCGTTGGACGCGGTGGTAAGTGATGACGAGGTGGCTGCCTGTTTGGAGGATTTGCATTCTGCCATGCAGAACAAGGCGTGGCGCATTTATGGCGAGGACTTGAGCGACGAAGACAAAGACCGTATATGGAAAACGCTGAAACGCCATCTGCCCGCACTTGCCGAAATCGTGTTGACGGCGCGTTTGGGCGGCTATGGTGTCGGTCGGTACGTTTATCAGCCCGAACCCGACGGCTTTTTGACGATTAAGCATATCAGCAACAAAAGCGGCGAATTGGCGAAATACGTTCCCTATCGCGACGGCTCGCTGGTGTATCGCGGCAGCGGTGGCGAGGAAGCCTGCAATACGGACGTGCTGTATCTCTTTATTACCCACCGCGCCACTTCAACCAATCCTGCGGGCGAAATGGTGGCGGCGCGGCTGTATGCGCCGGTTGCGTTGCGTAAAAAAGGCTTTGTCTATGCGGCGCAATTTATTACGCGCTACGCCCAGCCGTATTTGATTGCCAAAATCCAAGCCAACAGCAACGACGACCACGACAGCTTCATGAGCCGTTTTTACCGCTTTGTTTCCGGCGGCGCGTTGAGTATCGAACGCGAGGACGATGTGATGATGCTGCAAAATAGCGCGGACGGTCAGGCATTCCGCCGACTGGAAAACCTCGCTAATGCGCGTATCCAAAAAACGCTGCTGGGCAAAGTCAAAACCAGCGACTTGGAAACCGCCAGCCGAGCCAGTCAGGAAACCGAAGAAAACAACCGCGACGAACGTATCGGCGCGTATCTCGCCCTGCTCTCCCGCGCTGCACAGCACTTTATCGACGCGCTCGTGATGGTCAACAACGCCTACGGCAAGCCGATTAATGCGCCCAAAGGCGTATGGTTCGAGTTTGAAGACGAAATCAAGGTTGATAAAACCCGAGCCGAACGCGACAAGATGTATATGGATACGGGGCAGCTCGTGTTGACCGAAACCTACTACCGCGACATCTTGGGCTTCGAGCCGGAGCATTTCGAGCTGCGCGATCCGAAAACGTCGTCTGAAAACCCTGCGCCTGCCAAATTCAGCCTGCGCCTGTCTGACGCTCTTGCTCATAATGCGCCTGATACGGCGGAGCAGGCAATCGCCCGCCCGAAGATGGAAGCTGTGTTGGGTTTGTTGGAAAGCTGCAAAGACTATGCCGAATTTGAGGCGAAACTGTCCGAGCTTGATTTGAGCAAAGGCGACAATCTCTTGATCCAGCGTTTGGTTTCAGACGGCCTTTCGGCTTGGGCTGACGGAGCGGACGATGGACGGAATTGAATACAACTTCGCGGGGCTGATCGATAAAGCCGCCTTCGAGCATTTCAAAGCCAAGAAAATCCTGCCCGGTTTCAGTCATTACGACGTTTGGTTGTATCAGCACAGCCTCGCATTTACCGTCGCCAAGATGATGGACGCGGATATGCTCGCCGAAGTCAAAGACGCCATCGAGTCCGCGCAGCAGAACGGCACGGCGTTTGCCGATTTTAAAAAGCGTTTAAAACCGTATTTGATGGCGAAAGGCTGGTGGGGCGAGCAAGTGATGACCGACCCGCTGGACGGCGAGCCGAAATTGGTACAGCTCGGCAGCACACGTCGTCTGAAAACCATCTTTAATACCAATATGCAAACCGCCTTTGCAGCGGGGCAGTGGCAGCGGATTCAGGCAAATAAAAAAGCCCTGCCGTATTTGCGCTACAACCATTCCGCCGCCGGGCATCCGCGCGACAGCCATAAACGCTACTACGGCTTAGTCCTGCCGGTTGACCACGACATTTGGAAAGTCATCTTTCCGCCCAACGGTTACGGCTGCAAATGTTCGGTGTCCGCCCTGACCCGTCGGCAGGCGGAGCGCGAGGGCATCAGCGGCGAGCCTGATGTGGATATGGTCGAGTTTACCAATCCGCGCACAGGTCAAACGGTATTGATACCCGACGACATCACGCCGAGCTTTGCACACAACCACGGCGACCGATTGGGCGCAATGGACGCGCTGTTTGGCGAGAAAAACGGCGAAGAGGCACTGGCCGCCATGATTGCCGAGCGCGAGGCGTGGCTGGGCAAGCGGTATAGCGTGCCGTCTGACAAAGTGGCGGTGTTGGCTTTGCCGGACAAGGTGTCGAAGAAGGAAGTAAAACGGTTGGCGGCAAAAGCATCAGACGGCAACAATATTTCTGTTTATGAAGCCGAAGCCGCGGCAGCTTGGCAGCAGGCAACCGGAGACAGGCTGGAGGTGTTTGATTTGGGTGAAACGGATGGCAGGAAACCTGCAGATTATTTGATTTCCGATCCGAATCTGCCGAAAGAAAAGTGGCTGCGTTTGGATTTCATGTATGTTACAGAGCCGTTTAAGCTTGAGAAGATGAATCATTATTTTCAGAAAACGGACGAAATCTGGAGCGGGCAGATGAAAACCATCCAAGAACATTTGCAGAAAGCTGATATTGTACCGCTTGATTTTTCGGCGTTAAATCTGATGAATCGGCATCGGGTGCTTCAGTATGTGCTATCATTACCCGAAGTACAGAGGAATAAAATCAGAATTTTAGTGAAGGAATCAAAATGAGTACGCCTAGCGGAATGACAATCCGTGCAATCAAACAGGATGATGCATACCATTGGGTCGAAGTGGAGATGAACAAAGGAGCGTGTGCGGATTTGTTCGCTTATATGACCCCTGCCATGTATGAAATTGCGCCGGAATATGCGGAAGAATTTGAATACAGTAATTGGGAAGTTTTTTCTATCCATGCCGCGCCGGAAAAATATTATCGTGCTATTTGTCATCTCATTATGCAGGGTGCCGACCGGCTGGAATCCGTGAAGCCGTTTAAAGCGGCTTTAAAAGCCGCCCTGGAAGCCGATCCGAGATTTAAACCTGTATAACCCAAAGGCCGTCTGAAACCGATTCAGACGGCCTTTTTTATAACCGCTCAAATTTTGCGTTTTAGCGCGTTTTAACGGTCAGGATAGGCAAAGATATATCCGAGAGTTTAAATGCAATCTGACGCAGCCCTAAAATGCCCCTGAAAACGTTTTTTTAAACCGCCTCCGTCTGCATTTTTGGATATGCCCCAAATTTGCGATTTTAGGCGGGTCGGATACCGAAGATAGGCAAACCCCAGTCAGAATCTCGAAAATCAATCTAACGCGATTCTAAAGCGGTTTTAAAGTGGGTATTTTCATATTTTACGCATGAGGATTTTCAAAGGCCGTCTGAAACCTGATATTCGGGTTTTAGGCGGCTTTTGCATTTGGATTGGGAAGTGAAATCCTGCCGTCCGTCTTTTTGAACTTGGCAAGGCAAAATGGAGCAATGGATACGAACAACACCCCCCTCAATATCAAATTGTCCGCCGCGCTGCCGGTTGCCTTGGCGACCCGTGCGGATGATGTGCGCACCTTTAAGGGCGTCGCTAATTCAGGTAAGCCGTTCGGCTACGGCGGTTATCAGACAGTCGTCGATTTGGCCCAGCTGTCGCACAAAGCGTCCGTCCCCGTCCTGTTGGAGCATTCCCCCGTCAAGATGGCGGGCGTGTGCAGCCTGTCGGTAACGGCGGACGGCCTGATTGCGGAAGGTAGTCTGTTGTCCAACGAGTTTGGCACGCAGATCGCCGAAGCAGCCGACCAAGGTTTTCCTTGGGAAATGTCGGTTTACGCGCAGGCGGAATCCTACGAGGAGCTGGCGGCGGGCGCAGTATTGTCCGTCAACGGCAACGAAGTAACCGGGCCGGCCGTCATCCTGCGCCGTTGTGCGATACGCGAGGTGTCGTTTACCGCCGTCGGTGTAGATGGCGAGACGGAGGCGGTGGTGTTGTCGGACGGCAGTCCCTTGCCGGATATTTTTAAACAACCTTTGGAGTTATCTATGACACCCGAAGAAAAGAAAGCGTTTGACGACCTGAAAGCGGAAGTCGATACGCTCAAGGCTGAAAAAGCCGAAGCCGAGAAAAAGCTTAAAGAAGCCGAAGCGGCTGCCAAGAAAAACCAAGTCAAGGCGAAATTGTCCGCCGCCGGCTTTAAGGAAGGCGAAGACGGCAAGTTTGAAGGCTTGTCCGACGCTACCATGACCGTGCTTTTGTCTGCCGACATCGAAGCTGCGGAAGCCATGATTGCCGATTTGACGCCGAAAGCAGCCCCATCTGCCGTTCCGCCCGCACTGTTGAGCGAAGGCGCAGGCAAAGGCGAATCTGAACACACCGGCGAGGCGGAGGGCAAGTTCTCCGTCGCCAGCCACAAAGGCTTATTGGGAGGCTCTTATGTCTAAAGCCAAAACCGAAATCCTCGGCCCTGCTATTTCCGATTTTTTGAAATATGAAGCGACGCCGTTGACGCGTGTGGCTGTTGCTGCCGATGCCGGTACTAAAGCGGGTAGTTTTGTGACGTATCCGCTACGCAATAAAAAACTTGTTGCTTTAACAGATGAAGCTGACGGGAAAGTTATTGTTCAGCCACTCAATTGCATCATTGAGTGTAAGGATATTTTTACCCAGGCTAAAGCTGCATTTCAGTCCGACGCGGTTATGAAAAAAGAAGGTGACGCGTATGGAATTGTTTACGTAAACCTGCAGAAATTCGGTGCATCTGATGCTTAATTATTTGAAATAAGGAAAAAAATATGCCTTTATCTGACAACAGCAAATTTGGCGTGCAGGCTTTGACCACCGCCGTCAACAAAATCGACCCGGGCGCAAGCCAAATCCGCGAACTGGGTATTTTCGAACCCGAATATCTGACCACCACTTATGCCGACATTGAGTTCCAAGCCGGCCAAGTCCACTTGGTAGCCAGCAAAGAGCGCGGTACGGCCGGCCAGGCGGTCGAAAGTCCGAAACGCACCGTGCGTACCGTCAAAATCCCACACCTGCCGATTCATGACGTCATCCGCGCGGACGACGTGCAGAACCTGCGTGCTTTCGGTACAACCCAAGCCGCGACCGTCATGGACAAGGTCAACGAAAAGCTGGCCGGTGGCAAATCCGACCTCGAATACACCCGTGAGCACCTGATGCTCGGCGCGTTGCAAGGCAAGATTTTGGATGCGGACGGCAGCGTGATTTTGGACATCAATACCGATTTCAAAGTGCAGCGCAAAACACAAGACATCGAATTGTCGAAAGACACGACCAAAGTCGGCGCGGTATTGGACAAGCTCTTGTCCGAACAACGCCAAAAATTCAACGGTGCGCAAGTGCGCGGCTGGGTTGTTTATTGCGGCATGGAGTTTTTGAGTGCACTCAAAGAGCATAAGTCCATCTTCGAAGTGTACAAACGCTTTGACGAAGCACGCGCCTACCGCGAAGGCGATACGCTCAATCCGACCGAGTTTGTCCACAAAGGCATCCGCTTTATCGAATACGCAAACCATTTCGGCAGCGATGCCGACATCGGTGCGGACAAAGCCATTCTGCTGCCGGTTGGCCGCAATCTCTACAAAGAGTATTTCGCACCTGCCGACATGTCCGCGACCGTCAACACCCGCGCCCTGCCGTATTACGCCAGCCGCGAGAAATTGCAGCACGACAAAGGCTGGAGCCTGCATATGCAGTCCAATCCATTGCCGATTGCGCTGCGCCCCGAGTTGTTGGCAACGCTGACCATGTCTTAAACGGATTTCAGACGGCCTTTAAGGCAGTTTTAAAGGTCGTCTGAAAACGGAGGACGGCATGATTACCATCCAAGACATGATTACCCGCTTCGGCGAGCAGGAAATGGCGGAACGGTCGAATCATGAAAACTACGAAACCATAGACGAAGCGGTGATGGCGGCGGCAATCGCCGATGCGGAAGAAGAAGCGGCAAGCTACCTTCGGGCGGCGAAACTGTTTTTTACCAACGACACCGCGCCGCAGGTTTTGAAAATCAAAGTCTGCGACATCGCCCGCTACTACCTCTACGACGACGCTGTAACGGGTATTGTCGAAGAGCGTTATCAGTCGGCAATCGCTTGGCTGAAGATGGTCGTCAAAAATCCGAATATGCTGGACGAAAACCGCGTATCGGATGACCGCAGACCGTCAACGTGTGCCGTTTATGTCAACGAAATGCCCGATTTGCGGGAATGGCTGACGGAGTAGGCAATGCGGATTACGGTATCACACGACTTGTCGCGTATCGCCCAAAGCCTGAACCGCCTGTCGGGCAGGTTGAACGGCAGCCTTGAAGAGCCTTTGCGCGCTATCGGCGGCATCCTCGAATCTTCGACCCGCCGCCGTATCGCCGAAACCAAAACCGCGCCTGACGGCAAACGCTGGGCGGACGTATCCCCCGCTACGGCACAAGCCAAAAATGGACGCGGCGGGATTTTGGTAGACCACGGCAACCTCTTGGCAAGCATTACGCACGAGGCATCGGCAAACAGCGTGATTACCGGCTCGGTAATGGGCTACTCGGTTTATGTGCAGGAAGGCACGAAAACCATGCCTGCGCGCCCGTTTTTGGGCTTGTCTTCGCAAGATTATCAGGACATTGACGATTTAATGTCCGATTGGCTGGAAGGATTGATTGTCTGATATGGCTTTAAAACAGCATGAAAACTTATTGGCGGTCTATCCCGAAATCCTAGGCCGTCTGAAAACCGTCAAAGGCATTAAGGCGGTCAAGGAGATCGGCGAACTTGCCGAGCTGCTCGCCCAAGGCGTGGCGAAACGCAAAGCCGCCCCGCTGGACGGCGCGGTCTATGTCGTTTACGGCGGCTCGACCTTTGCCGATGAGGCGAAAAACGGCAAATACCTCAAATCGACGCTGCACTTTACCTTTGTTCTCGCGCGAAGCTATACCGCCAACGGCAAATCCACGCTGTACGAGGTCGGCGAGACCCTGACGGCAATCCAACGGGCGTTTTCTGGCTGGGACGCGGGCGACGAATATGCCGTTACCCCTTTCCGCCGCATCGCCTCGCCATCCATCGAATACAACGACGGCTTTGCTTTTTACCCTATTTCATTCGCCTGCGACACCGTGCAGGCGGCAAACTAAAGGAGCTGCCACATGGCAAAACAAAACGACCACGGCTTAATCTTTGAGGGCGACGTCAAGGTACGCAACCTCAATCAAAAAGGCTCGGGCTTTATCGAAATCGGCAATACCACCGCCCTGACCACGCAGACCAGCGTGGAAACCAAAGAGCGCGTGTCCAAGCAAAAAGGCACTTACGGCAGCGCACTCGACAGCCTGAAAACCGTCAAGCCTGCCGAAATCGGTCTGAAGCTTGATACTTTCGATAAAGACAATTTGGCATTGGCTTTGATGGGCGAAGCCGCCGTCATCGCGGCTACGGCGGAGACCGTTACCGGTGAGACCGTGACCATCGGCAAAAAAGGCATGGCGTACAAACTGGCAAACGGCAACATCGACCCGGCTACCGTCAAAGTCAAAAACAAGTCAAACGCCAATGTTGATGCCAAGCATTTGGACATCAATGCCACCTTGGGCATGATTACCATCCTGCCGGTCGCAGATACCGTCAACGATGGCGAAAACATCACCGTCGACTACAAAACCCGCGATTCCGGCGGCTACAAAGTCTCTGCCGCGACCTTGTCCCGCTTGGATTTGGAAATCTATGTTGACGGCCGCAACCGTGTTACCGGCGAGACCGGCATTCTGCATATTCCCCATGCCGTACTGGCGGCGGACGGCAGTATTGACTGGTTCGGCGACGACTTTAACGAAGCCGAATTTAAAGGCACGGCGGTGTTGGCTTCAGGTCAATCTTCGACTTATTCCTTCACGTCGTACAACAACTAAAGATTCGGTAATAAACAAAGGCCGTCTGAAACTGGCTTCTGCGTATGGGCGCAGCGGCGGTAGGTTTCAGACGGCCTTTTTTAAAGTGGTTTTAAAAACAGATTAGAACCGATGCAGGACTGATTTAATCAGGTATCCGCTGACGGCCATAAAGGCGAAAAACTCCAGTAGTTTCATATTGCGGATGTCCGCCAACATATCGAAACCGAGATACAGCGCGGCGAAACCGAAGAATGCGCCGATGGCGAAAAGTATTGCTAGAGCGAGGGTTTTCATTGGCTGAAATCTGTTAAGGGTTATTCATTCGAGATAGTAAAGGTATCAAAATAATGGCGAATATTCAAGCAGGGATTGAGATTAAGGCGGGTGTCGAGGGTGTCGAAAACATCAAGGCACTGTCGGCACAAATCGAAGCGGCGGGTGTGGATACGTCGGCATTGGCAAAAAGCACCGATGAAGCAGGTCGGGAATTTGCTGAAATTGCCAAGCAGCAGGGGCTTATCGACTATTACCGCAAGCTCGGCGGCGAACTTGAAGAAACTGATGTTGCACTAAAGGCGGCAAAATCCAGCCTATCCGCCTTGTCGGCGCAAATGAGGGACAGTGCAACCAAGGCACAGGAACGGGAATACCAAAAACTTTCCGAACAGGTCAACAGGCTCGAAGGGGCAAAACGCCGTCTGAAAGACGGTCTTGCTCTCACCACACAGGCGATGAATGCGTCGGGCGTGTCCGTCAAAAACCTTGCCGCCGAAGAAAGCCGACTGGCTGCTGAGACGGCAACTGCGACGGCAAAGTTGGATAAGCTGTCAGCCGAGGCATCGGAACTTAAAGCCATTGCCGATGCAAAAATCAAACTTGGTATCGATACCGATGAGAAAGCCTTGCGTGAGCTGCAGGAGCTTAAGAAAAGCTATGACCTTTTAAAAAGTAGCGGCACGTTAACCAAGGAAGAGCTCTCCCGTGCAACTGCCCACTATAACGATAAAGTGTTCCAGTTGAATAAGAGCTTATCGGATTTGCGTCCTACACTTGCTGACTTTGCCAATGAGTTCCGAGGGGTGGCGAGTGGTGCTGCCGGGCTGACTTACGCTGCACGTGAAGCAGTGAAATTTGAAAGCGCAATGGCAGGTGTTCGGAAAGTCGTGGACGGCACTCCTGAGCAGATCGAACAGTTGGGCGGGCAAGTTAAAAAACTGGCGGTAGAGTTCGGCATGATGCCGGAGCAGATGGCTGAAATTGTTGCCGCTGGCGGTCAGTTAGGTATTGCTGCCGATAAGTTGGATGAATTTGCACGCGTTACCGCGACTATGGCAACCGCCTTCGGCATGACCGCTGAAGAGGCAGGCAATGCCGCCGCGACGATTGCCAACGTGTTCCAACTTCCGATTGGAGAGGTGGAAAAACTCGGCGATGCCATCAACGTTTTGGGCAACAATACCGCCGCACGAGAAAAAGACATTGTCGCCGCAATGGCGCGTATCGGCGGTACGGCGAAACAGTTCGGCTTGGCCGCAGACGAAGCCGCCGCGCTTGCCGACGCATTTATCGCATTGGGCAAACCGCCCGAAGTGGCTGCGACCGCCATCAACGCAATGCTGCAAAAACTGCAAACTGCGCAAAGCCAGGGCAAAGACTTTCAGGCGGCCTTGGAAGGTATCGGTACGTCCGCAGACGAGATGGCGGCCAATATCGCCGCGAATCCGCAGCAGGCATTGACCGAGTTCCTGCATAAACTTGAAGGCTTGGACAAACAAAGCCGCGCCCTGACGCTCTCGCAACTCTTCGGCACCGAGTACAGCGACGACATCGCCCTCTTGGTCGGCTCGCTCGGCGAGTATGAAAAGGCTTTGGGCTTGGTAAACGACCAATCACAAATACAAGGCGCGATGCAGAAGGAGGCGGCAGCCGCATTAAATACTACCGAAGGGCAAATCAATAAGGCCAAGGCGGCAGTTTCCAATATGGCGGGAGAACTGGGTAATGCCTTATTGCCTATTTTAAAAATAACGGCATCCACAGTTGAAACGGTTGCAACGGCAATTAGCGATTTCACAAAAGATTTTCCGGTATTGTCCAAGCTGGCGATTTACTTTGCGGCCGCCCGTGTTGCAATGGAGGCGTATTCTGCAGTTGTGCGTCTTGGTGGTGCGACTGCGCTGAAAAGTTTGGTGTCTCAAAAAGCTGCTGTCGATGCGTTGACCGTTTCATATGGAAAAGCCGGTTTGGCGGCTAAAGAATATGGAATAAGTGCGGCGGCAGGTGCAGCGCAAACACGCGGCGTGAGTGGTTTGGCATCAGGACTGTCTGCGGTCGCCTCCCGATGGGGACTGATTGGGACGTTGGCGGTAACCGCCGGTGAAGCCCTCGGATCATTCATTCAGGACCTATACGAACACATCCCGGGCCTACGCGGTATTTTTGACGAGATAGCACGCCCGATCGCCATGATAGAGAGTCTGGTAACAACGGGAAGTTTGGATAAATATCACGAATTTTTCAAAACTGACGCCGAAATCAAGCGAGAGCTTGCAGAATCAAACAAAAAGGCTACTGAAGCCGCCGAAAAAGCCGCCGCCGCCAAGAAAAAGGCAGCCGAAGAAGAGGCCGCCGCCGTCAAAGCCCTGCAAGCCGAATATCGTGCTTCTGCTGCCGAACAAGCTGCGTTGGAGCGCAGCATGGCCGCCTTGCGTGCCGACGGTCGCGAAACCAGCGACTTTTACAGCGAACTGGCAATCAAGCTGGAAAACGTGCGTACCAAAACCGCCGAACTGAAAGCCGAACTTGACAAGAAAAACGTCAAAATCAGCGCAGATACAGGCGAGCTTGCCGCGGCACAAAAAGCCCTTGAGGCTTTGGGTTTGACGGCGGAAGAAGTAACCACCGGCATGAGTAAAAAGGCGGCGGAAGGTATTGCCAATTTTTCGCGTGTTGCCTCTCAGTTTGGTAATGATGCCGAGCAGATGGGCCGGGTGTTTCAAGCCGCGCTCAAGCAGATTGACAGCAAAGAATCAACCGATGCTCTTTTGGCCGAATTGGAAAAGGTAGGCAAGCAATCCGGGCTGACGGCCGAGGAAATTAAGAAAATCGGAGATACTGCAAGGGAGTCGACTGACAAGGTTGCCGACGCCTTCGCGAAACTCGGCGTGGACAGCAAGGCCGTGATGACGGGAATCAGCAGCGATGCGCGGCAGGCATTTGCTGATTTTCAGACAGCCTCGACAGAAGCGGCGGCGGCCGGTCAAAAAGATGCCAAGCTGATACAGGCAGCCTTTGAGGCCATGATGGGCAAACTTAAAAGCAAGGAGGAATTTGCCGAGTTTCAACACCAGCTCAAAGCCAGCGGCGACGCGGCACTGTTGACGCAGGAGCAGCTTGCCCGGTTGGGCGACGCGGCTTCGGGCGGTGCGGAAAAGGCCAAAGCCGCCTATCAAGGGCTGAACGATACTGCCGCTAAAACAGGCGAAGCCGCGAAAGCCGCGCATGACAAAGGCTCGCAAGCGGCGGAAAACCATGCCCAATCGGTCAGAAAAGTGGCGACAGCCAACAAAGAGGCGGCAGTGGAGGCAGACAATGCAGCCAAAGCAGCGGCAAATGCATCTAAATCGTTTAGTGATTACGGCTACCGTCTGACGCAAACGGCAGGCTTTTACAAGCTCAATAATGAGCAGCTGGATTTGATGAACCGACAGTTCTCCGGGATTAAGTTGGGCATGGAGGCAACATTCCGCGCTGCTCAGATGAAAGAGTACACGCAACAGATTTACAGCGCGAATACCGCGATGCAAAGGCTGACCAATGCTGCTGCTCAAGGCGCAGTGACACAGGATATCTTGAACGATGCGGCCAGCGCAGCATCTCGTGCTGCCGATAAATTGGGGAATACTGAGCTGACCAAATTCCGCAATGCGATATCCGATGCCCAACGCCGGTTGAATGCCCTGCGCCAAGAAGCACATGATGCAACCCGCGCGCTTGAGGCCGAACTTGCCGAGCTTAATGGCAATACGGAAGCGATTTATTCTTTGCAGCAAGAAAGAAAAATCCGTGAGCTGCAACAAAAACTTGACAATGCCAACCGCCTCAAACAAACCGACGTTGCGCGCGAATATCAGCGTCAAATCGATTTGCAGCAACAGATTTACAACAGGCAGCGCAGCAAGCGCGCCGAATCTGCCGCGCAAGAGCAAGTCCGCAACCAAGGTTCGTATGGTAACAGTAATGCCGCCCAGCGGTTGCAACAAATTGGCAATCCGCAGGTTAATATCGACCCGGAAAAGCTTAACCAAATTTTGGCGCAGCGTGACCAAGCGGTTGCCGAGAAAGCTGTTAACGGTTTTATGAATAGTTTAGAAGCTTCATTAAAGCGCACGACATAATTCAGACGGCCTGCAACCATCTGACTGCAACCATGCCAAGCCCCGATTTTCGGGGCTTTTGTTTTAATAGGGTTTTGAGAAAAATACGCAAAGGCCGTCTGAAATGGCAAATCAAGAATGGACGCTGAAACGGAAAGACACCGGCGTGGCCGTACATCTGCCGCAGGATATGCGCTGGGACGATGAATTTGAATGGAACAAGGTGGCGCAGGCCGCACCGCAGCGCACCTTGTCGGGCGGATTGGTCATCCAACAAGGCATTAAGGCAAACGGTCGTCCGATTACGCTGTCGGGCGATTGGGTATGGCTTGATTTAAGTATCTTGCGTACGTTGCGCGACTGGACGGACGTCCCCGAATTGGAAATGACGCTGACGCACTACGACGGCCGCGAATTTAATGTTATTTGGCGCACCCACAACGCGGCTTTGAACAATGTCGAGCCGGTGCATTACTCAACGCCGGAAACGGATAGCGAGCGATACACCGCCCAGCTCTGCCTGATGACGTTTTAAGGTCGTCTGAAAGTAGGTTTAAACAGGATTTAAAAAGGTTTCAAACATGGAAAAAACAACGCGCCTGACGCAGCAGGATTTGCAGATTTACCCTAGCCAGCGCATGACCGATACGCCTGACGGCGGCGGTTTGATGGTCGGTCAGCCGCTGACCGGCGAGGATAACGAGATTTTCCCGCCTGTTTCGGATGTTGACCGCACGATGGGCAGCCTGGACGCGCGTCTGCTGTACCCTGCCGTTTTGCGCAATGATTCCGAGCCGCTTTACGGCGGTCATTTTGTCATTACCGAGCCGCCGACCTCCGAAAACGTGTCTTTCTTGGCATTTAAGGCGCGCAACTACGGCGAGAGCCGCGCGGATATTATGCCGCGCATTGAGGCGTATTCCGTGCCGACGGTGGAGAGCCGCATGACGTTATTGGGTCGCCATTTGGCAGGCGTTCGCCTCGTGCAGGCGTATCAGCGCGTAGAGGCTCCTTTACCGAAGGTTGGCGAGCGTTATTGCCTGCAATATGAGGAAAAAACCAAAGATGTGACACGCCGTATCACGGAGTATTTCCGCATTATCAACATCGAGGACGAAGTGCGCATTTTTGAGATTCCAAAATCAAACGGTGAGGTCGAGGAAGTGCCGCGTCGTGTAGTCAAAATGGAAATCAGCAATCCGTTAACCCGAGATTTTGATGGTGTCGATTATCCGGTTAAAGGTTATGCCGCGCCTAAAGTTAAGATTTTGGAAACCCAAGTTGCAGATTCTGCGTCTTATTATGGTGTCAAACCTGTATCAGACGGCCTCTCGGCAGGAGATGCCACGCTGACAGTGTCAAGCATTTATGAAAAACTTGTACCAACCTCGACAGTTGAGACACCTTATGCGGATGAATACCCGGTTCCCGGCGAAGCATGGGTCGCTGCCGCGCCGGAAAAGCAGCTTTTTGCGGGGCGTGTCGATAGTGGAACCTTAACTTTGCCTTCGGCTGTTTTACCCGGCAGTATCAAGATTGGGAACTACACAGACAATGGCTTCGGTCAACTTAAAAGTGGGGACAATATCGTCAATGCCGATTACGCTCATGGGCGTCTGAGTGGTTTGCCGTCAGGTTATTACACGGTAACTGCGGTTCCGGGTGCTAAATCATCATCCGCTCGATATGCTATTGCGGTAGAAATTAAAGAAACCAATCACGGTACATCATTTGCCCCTCTGCTTAGACCTAATCCTGCTTTGGGTAGTTTAAAAGTGTCTTTTATGGCTTTGGGCGTTTGGTATGTTTTGACCGATACAGGCGACGGCGTGTTACGGGATGAGGCCGGTAAAAGTGTAGGTACGGTATCGTCTGCAACAGGCAGTGTATTGCTTAATCTACCGTCTCTTCCGGATGTTGGCAGCCGCTTAGTGTTCCAATGGGGAGACTCCTCTGGTTTCACGTCTTTTGATGGCGGAAAAACGGGCGGAAATAATCTGCCCAAGGCGGCAAACGGGAAGTGCACTTATTCGCTGGGGCATTCAATTAAGCCGGGAACGCTGGTACTTACTTGGCAAAATAACGGTAAGAAAAGAGCGCAAGACGATGGTGCAGGAAAATTAACGGGCGATGCAACTGGCAACGTGGATTATTTGAACGGTACGATTAAATTGCCGGCTTATATTGACTCCACTTCAGTTGATTATGTTTGCGATGAGCCTGATCGCATTCAGGTTGGTCTTGCTGATGGGCGTGGGTTGACCGCGGAGGAAAAAGGAGAGGTGTGGAATATCACATTAGGTACGGCAGTACCGGATTGGCGCACTGTTTCTTTAACGGCTTTGGGAAGCTTTGAAGAATATACAAGTACAACTGTTTCAAACAGGTATTCTTGGGAAGCGGCAGCATTGAGATAGGATAAGTAATGGGAATCAAAACTGGTTCAGGCGGTTTTAAAATTGTATTGTCCGCCAACCCTGCGAAAAATGGCGAGTTCACAATCGGCGGTCTAAAAGCCGAGGGTGTGAGTGGTGTAGGGTCGACAATGATCGTGCCTAAAGCGGTGTTACAGGTTATCGGTCATGAAAGATCGATGGTTGAACAAAATATTTTGGATACAAGTCATAGGTACCTAAAAATTCGTGAGACCAAAGAAATAAACCGTTATGGGAAAATAGTCAGTTGGTATGCAGATTACCTCACTAGTGATCCGGCCTCAATAAAAAAACGTCGTGGCAGCTTGAATGGCGGCTTGTTATTTAATGTTTTGAACGACTTTGATCAAGGAAGCATCTGTGTTTTTGATACCTGGTCATTTCATGACGGCGAGACAGAGATCGTTGAACGAGGCGGTACGCTTTATAAGAATTGGAATGCAGTGCAAGGTTCGGGCGATGCAGTCGGTACGTTGACTACTGACGGTAAAGTCATTATCAATGACCGTAATATTGCCTTCCTAAATCTTAAAATTACAGGCGGTATCGTACGCCAGCCACAGATCAAGGGTTATGGTTATGCAGGCCGCACGCCTGCCGCGCCGGTCAAGCCTGAAAGCTTTACCGTTTACGCGGGCAATGGCGAAATTGTCGGCAGAAGCAACGCCGCTGGGGAAATTACCGGCGGCATTACAGGCAAAATCGACTACGAGACAGGCTTCTATGAAATCAAGCGCGATGAGGGTTTTTACCCCGAAGATTTACGCTACAACGCCGTGACACAAGATAACCTGCCTTTGGATTCATCGATTATCGGTATCGATGCTGTGCGCCTGCCTGCCGACGGACGCGTCCCCGTGTTCCGCAAGGGCGATATGATCGTGATTTCCAACCGTCTCAAGCAGGATTTAGGCAGCGCGTTTACCGCCGCTCAAAAAATCACGCTCAACCGTCAAAACATTGACCGCCTCTGCTTGGTCGACAGCAAGGGCAAACACGTCCTCGCCGAGAAATACACGACAGACCTCAAAGCGGGCAGCATTACTTTTGCCGAGCCGTTGGACTTGTCACAATATACCCTGCCGCTGACTGCCGTTTGTGCGTGGGAAGAAGAAAACCGTGTGACCGGCGTCGATATTTCAGGCCGTCTGAAACTCCAGTTTGCGATTGGGCGCAACTATCCGAAGGAGAATACATTTGTGTCCTCCGCCCTGATCGGCGGCGATTTGCTGGTGCGTGCTACCGAGCCGTTTTCGCAACAGGCATGGGACAATGTGTGGAGTGACGCGCAACGCGGGGAGCCTATTTTGGCGCGTACCAATGTCAAAGACTACCCGATTAAATTGGCCAGTAATGGCGCGATTACTGAGCGCTGGCTGATTAAATTCGTTACTGCAGCCCAATTTGAGCTTTACGGCGAGCGGCTGGGCTTGGTTGCAAAAAGCGATACCTTGAGCGATCTTGCGCCGACCAATCCTGCGACCGGCAAGCCGTATTTCACGCTCAAGGCGGCGGCATTTGGCGGCGGCTGGTCGGTCCAGAACTGTATCCGCTTCAACACCTACGGCACGCCGTTGCCCGTTTGGATTTTGCGCAGTGTCCAGCCTTCGCCGGACAAGCAAAACGGCCGCGATGGTTTTACCGCATGTTTGCGCGGTAATACAGTGGCCGAATAAAAGACAAGGCCGTCTGAATAGCACTTTCAGACGGCCTTTAAGTAAAATGGTTAATTAATTTGCATTTATACCTTTTATCTGTAAAATCGACCTTTTAATCTTTATTCAAATAGTGAAAGGAAGCGAGAAAATGGGGAAAGGCATGAAAATCCTGATGGTGGTTGTGGCAATATTAATGGCAGCCGCTGTTAGTCGGGCTTATATGAATAATCAGAAAAAAGAGATGATTAAGAAAGAGTATGAAGCAAAGATTGCAGCAGAAAATGAAGCGAAGCGGCAAGAGGAGGTGAAAAAAGAGATGCTGCGATTGAAATCAGAAAAGGAAGAGGCCGAATTATTGGAGCGTGCAAAAGAGGCTGTTAGAAATATGATGAAAGACCCTGATTCTGTGAAATTTAAAGATTTGATTGCAGGTCAAGTCAGCAAGGATAAGAAAAAGCATGTGTGCGGCATGGTCAATAGTAAAAATTCAATGGGTGGTTATGTCGGTTACAAAGGATTTGTTTATATTGATGGCGAGAAATATGCGGTTCTTCAGGAGGACGGTATTGGCAATGAGGTTTTTGAGATGGCCTGTAATAAAAAATAAGCGAATCATCGCTCTGAGTGCAACTATGCCAAGCCCCGATTTTCGGGGCTTTTGTTTTAATGGGGTTTTAAATCATTGAAGTAAAAAGAAAGGCCGTCTGAAATGTTTGATACGCAACGTGTGCCGGTAAAGGTTTACCGCTGGGATGACGAGGGTGCGCCGCAGGTTGAATCGGCGGCAGGCAGCATTAAAACGATTTTAAAAGCCTGCCTGGTTACCGGTTATGGCGAAGGTAATAAACGCAAGGACGGGCTGGGCTGGGAAATGGCGTTTGAAAAGACGCAAGAAGCCTGCTTCCGCAGCACGCACCCGAAGGCGACAAAGTGGTGGCTGGGGGTGGATGACTCAAAATATGGAGACCGTGCAAGATACGTTGATTTATGCGGTCTTTTGGAGCCGACATCGGCAAAGGCGGGGAAAGTCAAACAAAAGGTTATCAACAGCAGTGGATTTCACAATTTCATTTACAAAAAAAACGACAATAACCGGGATAAGATCCAATGGGTTGTGGTCGGAAATGAGCGCGCATTTACTTTAATTATTTTATGGCGGGATTATTGCTCGTTTTTTATTTTTGGCAATTTCTGCAGTCTCGCCGTGGCTGATGAAGCCAATACTCTGCTTGGATATGTATCAGATGTAGATGAGAATTTTGTTTATGGCACAGGCAGTGAAGTTGTTATTTTTGTGGTGCCGATGCGTGATTATAAGGGCGATATTGCTTCTGTTCTAAAATTTACCAGCAAAGCATATGCTAATTATGGTAGTTATCCTAGTCCTATTACAGGTGGTTTCATAGCGGATGATATTTATCTAATGGAAGGAATCGGTAATGACAGATATGCGCTTCGCGGATTGTTTCCCGGTTTTATGAAAATTGGCGAAGTCATGCCCTCGTTTGACGTTATTCCGATGGGAACGGTTTACGACAATTTAGACGATAGCGAAGACAGATTTATGTATATCAATACAATTGGCATGGGCTCTTTTTTGGTAAACCTCACGGCCTGGGAGCTGTAAGCCATGCCGAATTATGTTTTCCGCAGCCGTCTTGCCGTTAAGCGCGGCAAGTTTCGTAGCAAAATCGTCAATCGGATTGGGCGAAGCCGTACTGTCAAGTCGCCGCACTGGAAATACGGCGGCCACGGCTATATCGCCGGCGAAGGTACGGGCATTGTTACGGTGGGCGGTCAGCCGGCATCGCGCCGTATTTATCTGTTTGCACGCCCTACAATGGAATGTATTGCGGATTGTTGGAGCAAAGAAGACGGCAGCTACCGCTTTGACCGGCTCAAGGAAGACGAGGAATATTTGATGGTGGCGACGGATTATAAAAAGCAATACGAGCCTGTTTCTTATGATTTTATTAAGCCTTATGTCGAGCGTGACGGCGGCGGTTGAGGCCGTCTGAAATGTCCGAAGATAAAATTTATGATGATTCGGCGCGTATCCCTTTGCCTTTCGGCTTGGCGATTGGCTCCCGTCCGTCGTCCAGGCTCTTGCCGTTGGCGTTCAGACGGCCTTTGCGCCATATTGAGGATGGCGGCGAGATTGTTCCCGATGTGCCGCCTAAGCCTAATCCGTACCGCCCTCCGGATGGTTATGCGATTGTTTCGGGGGCGTGGGGCTTTGTGCAGCAGGCGGTGTCAACGCAGGCGGCGTGTGCGTCCGGTCGTTATGATTTGGGCGGCATGGCTGCGCAAGTGTCGGGGATAACGGCGGAGGCTGTCGGGGAGGCGGTTTGTTTTCAGACGGCCTTTTCGGATATGCCTGAATTGGAAAGCTGCCTGCGTGAAACTGTCGGCTTGTCTGACGGGGTTGCCGGGTGTATGCAGGCGGTGCAGGTCGGAATGGATGGTCTGGATGGCTGTCTGCATGATGCTTTCCCCGATGATTTGTTCTTAAGCGGCTGTAATGCGGACCGATCATCGGCAAGTCTTGGCGAGGCTTTGGCGGCGTGTTCGGAGAGTGTGTTTTCCGATGACGCGCCGGTTGGCGATTGTTTGGTATCGGAGGTGCGTGAGGCGGCGGTATTGGCACGCTGTGCACATCCGCAAAGCCTTCCTGCTTTGGCTGTTCCTTGCGAGTATTATGAGATTCCGGTTGAGCCGGAGCCTGTGCCTGAGACTTATGTTTGCGGTATCCGCCCGCCTTCAAACCGGCTGAACCTGCGCTTTTACCGCAAAAAGATTGCGCACGATGCCCGCCATATTCCGCTGCCGTTTGCTTGTTTTGATACGGTAAGCACTCCTGTTTTAGACGGATATATCATGCAAAATATTATTAAGGCTACGGTTGACGGCCAACCGATCGGACTGTTTTCTGCGTCCTTTACGACGGACACTGCCGGTTATTGCTGGCAAGGCAGTTTGACGGTTTCACCCGATGATTTTGCCAAGATTAATCCTGATGTCCGCCCGAAAGGCCGGGAAGCCGAAATTGAGGTGCAAATCAATGCGGATACTTTTGTCATCATCGCCGAAGATTACAGCGACAACCGCCGCTTCGGGCAAAAGAGCTATACGGTAACCGGCCGCAGTGTTACCGCCCGTTTAGGCGCGGACTATGCGCCTAAAGGCCGCGGTACATACCGCAATCCGATTTATGCGCAACAAATCGCAACGGAGGTTTTACGCCCGACAGGTGTGGATTTGGACGGCTGGACGATGGTTGATTGGTTGATTCCGGGAGATGTGTATGCGTTGACCGATAAAACGCCGATTGCTGTTTTGCAAGAGCTGGCTCAAGCCGCCGGGGGATTTGTGGAGAGCGACCGCGCCCGACCTGTTGTCCGCTTTAAGCCCAAATGGAAAAAGGCTTCTTGGGAGGTTTCCGATGCGCCTGCCGATGTCAGTGTCCCTGTCAGCGTGATTTTCAGCATCAGCGGCCAGCGCAATGTATCGGAGCGTGCCAACGGGGTTTATCTTTGGCCGAGCCATAACAAGGGCAAGGGTGCGGATGTATACCGCAACGGCAGTAACCGCGAGCCGCGTGCCTCCGCGCTGACAAATGCGCTTTATACCGACCAGCCGGTCTTGCTCGCCGCCGGTATTGCCGCTTTAAGCGAGACGGGTGTTCATAAGCGCGAAACGGTGTCTTTGCCGGTATCGGATAAGTACGCCATTCCTATGGCGAATTTAGGCGAGATTTGGCAAATCAATGAGCCTTCGGGGAGCTGGCAAGGCGTGGTGGTTGGTGTGTCGGTTGAGGTTAAAATCGAAAACGACACACCTGTCGTGACTCAAAATGTAACGATAGACCGCTATTTTGACGAATGATTAAAGCTGGTTTAAAGATGCTTTAAAGGCCGTCTGAAAGCCATGTTCAGACGGCCTTTTATCTTTTTGTTGAGGATAACAAAATGACTAATCTGTATCAAAACCTGACGGCACTGCTCAAGCGCGAACAGCGAGGCATTGCCAAAATAACGGGCGATTTGGGCGGCGGCTCATGGGCGGCGCAAACGCAAAGCGGCGGCAATCTTGTTTTAAGCGGGCAAGCCGCTTTAAATCAGCGCGTGTTTTATGATGTCTTGAGCAACCGTATCCTTGGTCAGGCTCCCGATACGACTGTTTTAGAGCTTGGTGTGTAAGGCTAAGTGCAGTGTAGCCAGGCATTGCGTTTGTATAACGTCTTAAAATAATTATTAATTATTTTGAGGAGGTTTTATGCGAACTGAAGTGTTGGGTGTCGGTATTGGCGACATTTTAAAATTTGAAGCCACTACCTTGACGCGTGTGAAGGTAAAAGTGCCGGATGGTACGCGTGCCGGTGATTGGGTCAATTTCTCTTTGCGTGACAATAAATTAGTCGCGTTAACCGATGAGCAGGACGGCTACGCTCTTGTTCAGCCGCACAACTGTATTATTGACCTGCGTTATTGCGCTAAACCTGAAAATATTTCTGATACCTTGCGACAAGGCGACCGATTCGGCATTCAATATATTGGCGCACCGGTCGAGCATGAGCGTCATACCGTTATGCCGTCCGGCCCTGTTATTCCTCCGAAAGAGGCGGAACGCCCGGTAGCTCCTCCTTCCCCTCCTTCTGCATTGAAACGTAGCCTCAATTTCTTCGGCGACTCCACCAATGCACGTATCGGCGGTCAGGCTGTGGGTGTTGCCGCCGCTGAAAATCTGCCGGTTGTAAACAACGCACAGGGCGGCAGTCTGGCTGCGTATGCCCTAATGTCGATGAACGGCAGCCCGGTGGAAGTTACTTTTAAAGTCGATACTATTCCGGCAAAAGCGAATGGCGTGATGGTTGATGGCGAGTTGGTTTACGGAGAAGGCGTTACGCCTTTCAGTATGCACTCTACCGTCGTTATTATTGGCGATGACATCGAAGCGGTCATGACCGGCCAAACCGCCAATATTAAAGTTATTCCGCGCGATAGCCAGGCTCATAGCGTTGTTCCGGGTAAAAAATATCCGGTACGCCTGAAAAACAGCGGCGGTGTTGATGGTATTTGCGTGTTGGCAACCGCAAAAAACGACATTAACGGCGCAAATGTCGGTAACTGGCAGACGGTTTTGGAGCGTATTAAAGGCTATGTTGAAAAATGTATTCAACAAGTTCAGCCTAAAGAGTCTCCCCGTTATATTGTCCTGACTGTATGGGCTGATAATAAGCCGGGTTGGGCCAAAGAAAACCACCCATACCGACATCAGCTCAAGGATCAATTTAATAATTGGCTCAAGTCTAAATATGGCAATAATGTCTTTGATATTGAGCAATATATTTTATCTGATCAGATTTGGACGGATAGCGGCCTCACGCCAAATGAGGCGGATAAAAAAGCGCAAACGGACGGCGTAATGCCGTTGTCACTCTCACAAGACGGCGGTGCCCATCTGCTTCCAGCGGTTGAGGCTAAAGTCGCTGAACGTATCATCGCAAAAGCCAAAGAGTTGCGCTATTTGTAGGCAAATATAAATAAAAGGCCGTCTGAATAAGGCGGCCTTGGGGAGGATTTTAAATATAAGTGGGACGGCGACGTAACAGTGCGGCAACACTGTTACGCCAGCCAAGCAGCGCATACCTGCATTGACTTCTAAGGCCGCCTTAGTCTCTAGAGACCGAGGCATTCTATCTGATACAGGAGTGGATGCAAATGCAAATCTATCGTGAATTACGCTGTAAGTTTTGTGGGAAATTGCTGGCAAAAGGCAGCGGCTGTGTGCAAATAAAATGCGCTCGTTGTAAAAATATCAATTCTTTCAGCTAATTAATAAATCAAAAGAATGCCTTTGAGCATCATATTTAATCTGATTTAGAGCATCGCGAATGCCATAATTTAGGAGTATATATGATGCAAAAAATGCAACAGACATTACCTATTATCCCCTGGATGGGTGGCAAACGTCGTTTGGCAAAACATCTTTTGCCCATGTTCCCCGAGCATTCTTGTTATGTTGAATTGTTTTCCGGTGGCGCAGCGTTGTTCTTTATGCGCCCAACGCCTGCTAAAGTAGAGGTACTCAACGACATCAACGGGCAGCTCATCAATCTCTATCGTGTGGTACAACACCATTTCGACGAGTTCGTCCGTCAGTTCGAGTGGACGCTGACCAGCCGCGAGACATTCGCCTGCCTGCAAAACACGCCGCCCGAATGCATGACAGATATTCAACGCGCCGCTCGCTTCTTCTACCTTCAGCACAACGCCTTCGGCGGCAAAACCGTCCAGCAGCATTTCGGGACAGCGACCACGTCAAAAGCGTGGGATGCATCACAGATTGAGGTTAAATTAAAGACTGCTAAAGACCGTTTAAAAGGTGTTTATATCGAGAATGAATCGTGGGATCGTTGCTTCAAACGATATGACCGTGAGCACACCTTCTTCTACGCAGACCCACCATATTGGCAGACCGCAGGCTATGACCAATCATTTGGCTGGGAGCAGTATGAATTACTGGCCAAGGTAATGGCAGAGAGTAAGGGTAAGGTCATGCTATCCATTAATGACCACCCTGATATTAGGGAATTATTTAAGGATTTCCGTATCACTCAACTTGAATTGGCTTATACGGTCGGAAGAAATAAAACTGGTAAAACCAGTGGAGAATTGGCCGTATGTAATTGGTAAAATAAAAAGCGACGGTATCGTCGCTTTTGTTTTCATTTCTGAATTGCAATTTATTTGGCACAGCCGATATTTTTAAAAGTGTCAAAATTTCCGCGAAACTATGACAAATCCGCCGCGACCTTACACTCAGTTCGTCAAAACGGCAAAACAGGTTGAAATCGATGCGGGTGATAAGGCTGT